AAAAAATTTCATCAAGTAAATTCAACTGTGTACAAATATAGCTCTCATATCGCAAATATAAAGAAAAGAAAAAGGCCCCCGAAGGAGCCCTTTCTATTCGCGTTAAACCTATTAGCTGATGTCGGTCAAGTTGGTTGTAGGAGCACCATACAGTCTGATAAGATATTTACCTGAGGTGTAGGTGCCTGCTGTGCTGGAAGACGCAACGGCTAAATACAAATATTGGTCTTGGATTCCGTTAACGGGAATTGTTCCCGCAGGGTTTAAAATAGTAGTAGTGTCACCGCCGCTGTCAGTAGAGGTGGAGATAGTAGATGAATCAAAGGTTCTCATTTCAGCCAATGTAAAAGTCCCGCCTTGGTCGATGAGCTTAGTTCCGCTTGACGATGCGTCAGCTCCAGGCGCAATACTGCCTGAGGTATTTGCGACAAGATCAATGACGTTACTAACACTGCCCGATCCAGCCCCTGCTTCTACGCATATCATCTCACCACGATATACAATTCCATTTTTAGCTGTGGTGATTCGAGTAATGTAAGCAGGATCGGAGCTAGTATCAATACCAATAGTCCTGTCGGCAGTAGAAACAGCTGTCTTCCCTGACAGCTCAATAAACAATGTAGTGATTACCTCACCGTTGATCATACCAACCGAACCAGTATTAACTGAATACGTACCAGTGTCAAATCCGTCTCCTGGGTCTTCTGCGTTTCCTTGATGCACAGCGAGATGATTTACAAGCTTAATGAACGTATGACCAGCAAAACTTAAAGTAAGACCACTTAGGTTCTCGTCAATAAACTGTGAAGTAGAATTATCTCCTACAACTAAAAGAGAATCCTTAGAGAAGTTTATTTCATTAACGATACGCTCCATTATAACCCTAGGGTCAGAATTATTAGTGCGACTCATAGCCACATCAAGAGTGTCCGTCTCTACTGATTCCTTGAAGAGCATGCTGAAATTACCAGTGCTCGTGACCTCCATTCCGCAGAAGGTTGATACAGGCACCGTAGTAGCGCTGACCTCGGTGCCATTCGTGGCATTAGAATCAGCGTTGAAGTATAGAAATTTTTTGTTTGCGTCCATGATTTCTGTTATGTAATGCTGATGTCACTTTCAACCTCGATAACATCTGGATGAACAAACTCATTATTTATCTCGTCCGCAATAACAATAAAAGGCTTTTTGCTTTTTCTGATAGAATCAGTTATAGCACTCATAACCTCTTTGTTTTTGTTTTGAGTAGTCTTGATTTTCATTGACACCTCCGTACCGATTCCATCTTGGACATCCTTGAACTCAAAAGTAATGCCATCGCTATTACCGTCAGCTTTCATAGCTCTAAGCAAATTAAAAGGCATACAAGCAGCGTCATCTAAGCTATTTGCAAAGTATAAAAATTTTAACATCGTAGTTATTTCTTATAGCTGAGGAGCATCCTCACCTAACTGTTAATGTGAAAGTAAAAAGCAGGAGGCCGAAGCCCCCTGTTTCTTGTTAGATTGCGTTAGAGATGGTTACAGCGGTGCCTTTGTATTGACTTGCAATACCATCACCCGCCTCATCATCTGCAATGACGACAAAAGGATTTCTTGCAGAAGCTGAAAAAAGTTCTTGAAGAAAATCCTCTATTGACCCATCAGGAGAAAAATCAAAACTCAACTGCCCTTGAGTGCCATCTCTATGATTGCCAAGATTGGCAAAATCAAGATTTAGAGTATTAGAATCAGTTGCTTCCACCGCATTGACACGATCAGCAGCAATCATAAAACCTCTCTTTGCAGTATTCTTAAAAAAGAAAAACTTATTTACTTGACCCATGATTTTTATATTACTTTATTATCCGTTAGTAAGCGTGAGAGAAACATCGCTAAAAACACTTCCAATATTTCTGAATCCAGTATCATTTACCTTATCGTAAATAGTGATTACTGGAGACTTTCCAACGGAAATTTCTTTAACTAGATCTTGCAGGTATTCTCTAACGAAACCGTCAGCTTCATTCGACATTGTAATCACAGCTTTGCAGTGTGTGGCAGCCTTGTTCTGAACGTCGTCAAAGTAAAAAGTTAAAGTACTGTCGCCTACTCTGTTTGCCCCAAGAAGTCTATCAGCAGGAACCCCCAAACACTCAGTAGCTGACTTTTTAAAAAATAGAATTTTCTTCATGAGGATTAGTTTTGAGTTGCATCAGTAGAATTATTTTGACCGTCAGTAGCAGAAATGTTACTGGAGATGTAATTAGAGTTCACGTCGTCAGCTATAGTAATAACTGTTTTCTTGCTAAAAGCAATTTCCTCCATGATGTCTTTAATCGCATCCTCGTGATTTGTCACAGTAAGCTCTATAAAGTCAAAGAACGTACTACGCATGTCGTCATGCGGAAGGAAGTAAACAATGAGCCCCGTAGCAGAGGATCCATTTTCACTAAACCCAATAAGGTTGTTTACAGGGTAGCAAGAATATGTTCCAGCAGCATCTCTAAAAAAAAGATACTTAGAGCTGTCAAGCCTAGCCTCCCCTCTTGTAGCTATACCCATAGTTAAAAGTATTAAGAAGCTAGGGGAAGGGCCGAAGCCCCTCCCTTTCACTTCAAGTTAATTATCCCTTGATGACCACGTGCTGGTTAGCAGCGCGAGTAATCAAGCAAACCTCAGAGCGGTAGTGGAACGTAGCCACGTCTCTACCAGCATCACCGTTGTTTGTGTGTCCCAAGACGCCACCACCAGTCACCCAGTGCTCCATCTCACGAGAGTATCCGTTAGCCTCCTTGTAGTACATAGACAAAGCAGGAGCTTTGAATCCAGTACGTGGGTCAGCAACCTGGCTCATAGGAACCATGCAACCCTGCAAGAAGTTAGAAGCACCCAAGAGGGTAGGATCGTTCAAGAGCTTGAAGTCGTGCTTGTGGAAGGTGTAACCACCGCGAGTGAATGACTTAAAGCCAAGCTTCACAGCCATGTCAGCATCGTTGTTGAACGCGCCGAACTGACCAGCCAAGCCTGCAGTCACGCCAGTAGAGACACCAGAAGCCAACATGTCGTCAACAGCCAAGTCTTGCTTTCTGTTCAAGTACATAGCGTACTCGGCAGGTGCGCCGTTCTTGTCCAGCTCCAAGATGAGATCATCGAACTCAGCGAAGCTATCCATAGGATTGGCGTTGGCGTTAGAGACAACAATACCTCTGTCTTCGATAGCAGAGATATAGCCCTCTGAACCCTTACCTGCATCCTGGGCATTTGCCAAACCTGCAGAGGCTCCATCTGTAAAGTCATCGTCATTACCTTTTTCAGCAAACAACAACATCATCTCACGGCGATCTTCAAAGCGCTTGCGAGCCTCTTGCTCACCGTACATGAACCAGCGGTAGTCGCCGCCCACGTTAATATATCCAACGTTTGTTGCCTGTGATCCATTGACCTGGAAGCGATCCTTTACAATCATGTAAGGATTCTTCCGTCTCACAACGTCCACATCAGTAAAGTGAGCAGGCTGTTCAGTGCCCTGCCCGTACATATTTCCAATGTGAACAAAGGCGCCAGTGTTTGCCGCATCAAAATTATCAACAGCAGTCGCCCCATCCAGCGATGCAACAGTGGCTGTTGTTGATGTTGTAGGATCGGCTGCTGAAGTAGCAATGACCACGTAGCGACGACCGTCGACAGTGTCCATGATCACATCATTTACACCAATAGCATTAGATGCTGCGTCGAAATTCAAGACCATTTGGTCGCCAGAAACGCCATTAACGCCTGTAGAGTTTACAGCAACCAGTCTATGACGGCGGCCCTCTTCAAAGTATTCAATCTGGTCGGCAGAACCGCCAGAGTTAATTGCACCAGTAAGCTTCAAGAAGCCAGTGATGCCTTGTTCACCATAAGTGTGAACGAGTTCTTCCAAGACCTCTGGCTTGTTATGATCAAGCAGAGTGTCAATGGTAGTGTATTTTTCGGGAGTCAGTCTAAGATCCGCATTTGCAATATCCAAACCGCTCGCCGCAGCAGCAATAGTAGCCATGATTATCTAGTTTTAGATTTTAAAAGTTAGTCGGTTCGAGTTCCGTCCCATGATATTTTTGAGCTGCTCTCCGAGAGAGTTAGCGTTGGGATCAGAACTCTGTTGAGGAACCTGAGTCGAGACATTGGCTGCGTTCTGCACCACACCCTTCTGACCATCACTAAGGCCTTGCCTATAAGTAGACGCTACAATAGCATCGATGTTGTCAAGAATGGCGCGATGAGAGTTGAGCTTGTCAAAGTCCCAGCTTCCATCGTTGTGGACGTATGCGTCAAAGTACTCGTCAAGACGAGCGTTCTTATTCACAAGGTCCTGTTTGTATCGGTCATCCAATCCGAAAGTGAAAGTCTTGTCATTGCCCAGATCGAACTCCAATCCAGTCAAATCATTGACTTCCTGCCTCATAGTTGAGACCCACTCGTCATTGATGAAGCTTTCTTTTTCTGCAGGCTTTTCCTTAACCTCAGGAGCTGCATATCTCATGCGTTGCTCTTCAATCTGATTCTTGGCATTGGCTGCATCGACCTTCATCTGAAGGGCTCCAATTTTGACTTCATCCTCTGAGTACTTGCTTGGATCGAGCTTGTACTTGTTCAGAACGAGAGTGTTTACCTCATCGGCAGAAAGATTAGGATACTGCAGCGCCATGTCTACCTTGACCAAAGTCGCATCATCCATCTCGGATGTGCTCAATGATTGATAAGTAAACCAGTCCTTGGGAGCTCTTCCTGTCTCCGCTACGAACTTGGCGATTGCCTCCACCCTTTCATCCAATGGGTTTTCTTTAGGCATGAGGTCTTCAAGAGAAGCCACTTCTCTATTGAGCTTCTCGCTCAAGTATGAGATGACAGCTTGCTCCATGTCCTCCTCACTATATTCTTCATCGTCAGCATCATTTTGCTGCGTGAATTCACTTTGACTAACCTGCTCAACTTGCTCAGAAACAGGCTGTTCTGCCTGTGGCTCAGGAGTGCTTTCTACCTGAGGCTCTGCAACTGGCTCTGGGTTAGGTTCAGAAACCACTGGAGACTCCTGTTGGGGAGCCTCTTCAGTTGGTGTTTCTACTTGTGGCTCGGCAGACATAGCTGCAGCGAGCGCATCGGGAGAGTCGTATACTTCGAACCCTCCAATGGTGTCTCTATTTTCGTTCATTGTATTTAATTAGTTGTTGTCAGTTTATCCCTTTTGACGGGGGGCATAGTAGCAAACACAAGTTCCGCTGTTCAACTCTACGAAATCCCATCTACCATAGATGGTAACACCCTTTGGAAAGGTGATAGATGTGGTTACGTCAGTTGCATTGCCTGCCTCACCAAATCCCCCAGTAGCGCTGTCGTGATCATTCTCTGCGGTTACAGTACTGATTGATCCAATCTCACCATTTAGAGTTTGAAGATTTTGGAAAGTTGTGTCAGCAAGCATGGTGATTGCGCCTACATATCGAGTTGCACTGCCTCCATTCAAATCAACAATATCTCCGTCTCCATTTAAAAGAGATGAACCAAACTGTCCAGTTGAGAACATGTTGAATGTTGCGCCGTGTGCTGTGTTATCTGCCATATCTCAATTATTAGTTTTGGTTGAATGGTCCTGCAGCAGAGCTGTCCAATCCGAACACACCGAACTCCACCATCTGATCCACTTTGGTGCCGTATACTCTGTATGATTTATCCACTGCAACGGGGATAAAGCAAAACTCAGAGCCACCCACCTTTGCCACAAGACCATCATTATCTGTGTCATTGTAGATGTACACGTACTGCTCCTTCTCTGTTTCGAGATTCTTGATAAACAGATATGCTGATTCGGTCTTGTCGTTGGCTGTGTAGACTTCGAGAGCATTTGCATGCACAGCAGTCTTTACAACCTTAGCTCTGCTTAGGATGCCAGAGTCTGCGGCTCCAGAGAAATCTGCAGACACGTTTACAGGGCTTGCCAAAACGGAAGCACTGCTCAACGTCAATGTCGCTCTAAGCGTAGCCATTCTTATTCAAAAATAACCAGGTACTCAACAGTCAGAGCAGTGGCAACGCTTGGAGTAACCTTGATGTCTTGGTCTCCATTGAATGGGAGTAAAGCCCAGTCTCCAGCATACAGTCTGCCAAGAAGCTGAGCCTCAACAGTGATGGCAATGTTTTCTGTGGCGACAGTGCTGGTGTTTCTGATGTAGACTTTGTGAGCCTTGTCATCAGCGTAGTCAGCCTTGTCAACCAAAGTTGCGATACTGGTGGAGGTGTAAGTCTTGCGACCAACGCCAGTGGTTTGATCCAAGCCAGTCACAGTGCCAGCCTTGGTGAGTGTTGCCGTAGTGGACAACGAAAGCGCATCACCTGTGAGGTCCGCGCTTGAAAGTGTCAATGTTGCAGTTGTTGTTGCCATAATCGATAGTTATTTCGACAAATATACTTATTATTTACTTCTTCTTTTTCTTACCCTTGCCTGCTCTAATCTTAGCAGCTTCGCGCTTTCCGAATGCAGACTTCACTCTCGCCATCGCCCATGCATGCTGAGAAACCTTCGGCCTGTTGCCCGAGCTCATGTAGGCAGCAAGGCCTCTACGATACACTTGTTTTTGTGCAGGGCTAAGACTTGCAAAGCTTTTGCCTTTCTTCTTCTTGGACTTGCCCCCTTTCTTAAGTACAATCATATCTTATCTCTTTGTGCCATAAGCTTTTTCAATCTAGCTTCTACAGCGGGTGGGAATCCTTTCTTCTTTCTTTTGGCTTTGGTGCCTCTGTACTTTTTGTAGATGTCAGAGATCTGTTTCATAAGCTGTTTTCTCTTACCTACATTGGCACTGCCGCGAGTATACTTTGGATTAAACTTCATCCCCTTAGCCGCAGACTTAGGCTTTTTGCCAGCCTTCTTCATGGAGATAGCAATCGCTGCTTGTTGTGCTGCACTTTTTGCCATTACGATTTAGGGTGATTAGCAAGTTTAAACTTCGCTTTTTTTACAGCTCCAGGGTGTGGGGCGTAGTCGCCCTTCATAAGATAGTAACGGCCCTGCTCTTCCATCCAGTGATATCCTGAAGGCGGATCTACCGATACCTTCTTGCTACTGATAGAAAGCTTACCTCCCTTTTTGTATTTGACAACTCGAGCCATACAGCAAATATAATTAATCTACAGTATTGATTTTGCCAATGTTTGCGGTAGCAACTGTATTGACCTTGGCGATACTTCCAGAAGCAACCCCACTAACCTTGTGCCCATACCCAGACACACCAGGCGTAAAATCAATAAATATTGTAGTGCTATAATCTACACCAGCTGAAACGCTGTCAGAAGTAGCTGTATTTTGAGCATCTGAATCGTACTCTACAACAGCAACCGTAAAGTTGTCGTTGCTACTGATGTCTGAAAGGGCTGTAGAGTTCAGAGTAATAGCGTTATTAGCACTGAGGTTCCATGTTGTAACCTCCGCAGAATAAGGCGTGCTGTAATCTATGCTTGAAAAGAACTCAGAAGCAGCTAGAGCCGTGCTTCCGTCACCACTCATAGCCGTGCTTTTTAGAAGTATAACATCAGCATCATTGCCTGCCGAGTGTCCTCTAATATTTAGAGTAGCGCTACTAGGAGCCACGCTTATACTACTGGTATCAAAATGAATAAATATTCTGCGAAACTTATGAGTTCCACCACCTCTTCCAGAAGAAAAGAAATGCTGAATAGCAAATTGGTCGTTCCCCGAAGGATTATCCGCAACAGAACCAGCGTTACCAGTTCTTGCTGTAGAAAAACTGCTTGATCCAACACCGTCTCCTTCACCAACTCTATTTGCGTTAAGCGTAGGCATCAGTATTGTTTTTTAGGCATGTAGTACCTAGATGAAGTAAAGTAGTTGTTTGATGATGGGTCAACATCTATAACCTCATACTCAACGCCATCTATATTGTGAATGGTGCTTTCATCTGGGTTGTTGTTCCACCAAGTGACCTTCGCCCCAGATTTAACAAAGGACCCTACATTATCTGAAAACCTGCTCCAGTCCTCCTCTCCCCATGTGTCATAGAATACACCATCGTATGTAGACAGGGAGTCCTTTACTTCAAACCAATCGCCTTCTACTATGGTAACGTTGGGTTTGTCTTCAGCCCAAGCTCTAGCTCTTTCTAGGATCTGAGGATGTATCTCAACAATAGTGTGCGATGATATAGAGTTGGCTTGAATGTAGTCAGACGCCATACCCATGCCAAATCCTATTTCTAGAATATCACCTCCACCTGAGCAAACGTAATTCGCAGATCGCTCCATGATAGAAGACTCCCAATCCATCATGACCTCAAGCTTTACGCCAGAGTCGTAATAGTAGATTTCGTTTTCTTCAAACGTCAAAGACTTATCCTTGTACGCCATTATGCACTAACCTCTACAAACGCTCCGTCTGGATTGAAATAAATCTCTCTATTAGTCCCGTCAGTGCAGTAACCTATAACTCTAACTATGTCACCATTTCCAGAAGGAGCTGTATTTGTTATTTCTCCAGCCGTCCCTGACACATACAAAACGTCCCCTGTTGTAAAACCAGCCCAGCTTGGGTGTCTTGCCAATCCTTTTACAAGAAATCTTGGGCTATCGTCAACAATCGCTATAGCAAGCATGCCTGTAGATGTTGATGCTGCGTCTGCATCAGCCTCCTCCCACTGTTGGGATGAGTCTAAATAGTATAGCTTGCCTTGCTCTATGTCTCCATCAACGCCAGAGGGCCCACTACCAAATTGAACTGAATCACCATAGTACTGATCAGCGCCTGTTGGTGAAACTATTTGTCTTGCACCCGTGATCGTTAAAGTGCTACCATCAAATATTAGATTGCTTTCACCAGTTATTGCGCTAGTGCCATTCCCAGTAAGCACACCATTTGCAGTTAGAGTCGTAGCACCTGTGCCGCCCTTAGATACAGGTACAGTATCAGACAAAGTACTTCCTGCCGCAGTAACAGTAATTGCTGCCGTGCCATCGAAGTTTACTCCATTGATTGCTCTAGGCGTAGCCAAAGCTGTAGCTGTAGCTGCATTACCAGTTGTGCTCTGGTTAAGGGTCGGGACATTATTTGCATGGATTGTACCAGCCCCGTCAGATGTGAGATCTACAGGAATGGCATCAACAACCAAGTCAATTGTGCCATCACTGTCCTCGTATGTCGCAGAAATCCTAGTCTCTGTATTGCCGCTAAACATAGCGCCCACGATATCCTGCACCTGCTCAGTGCTAAGCTGAGTGTCTGCAGTCATGTCATCAACAACGAAGTCAATCGTTCCGTCGCTGTCTTCGTAAGTAACTGAGATGCGGGTCTCTGTGTTACCAGTAAGCATGGCGCCTACAATGTCTTGAACCTCTTCAGTCGTTAGCTGCGTGTTGGCAGTCATATCATCAACCACAAGATCAATCGTCCCGTCAGAGTCTTCGTAGGTGGCAGAGATTCTTGTCTCTGTATTTCCACTGAACATAGCCCCTACAATGTCTTGGACCTGCTCAGCAGTCAGCACCGTATCAGTGTCAGTAACTGTATTTGTGAAAGTGATCTTATCACCAGATCTGGCAATAGAAAGGCCAGTACCCGCCTCAAGAACTATGTCGTCGTTTACCCCAGCACTGTCAGACAGTCTGATCTTTTCCTCGTCACTGTTGTCTCCATCTACGCATGAGATAGAATATGATCTACCATCAGCACCTGCAGCACCAGTGGCTCCTGTTGCTCCCGTAGCACCAGTATCACCCTTGTCGCCCTTGGGGCCCTTAGATGTAACAGTGAAGCTATTTGCAACAGGCGAAGTAACAGAAACACTTGTAGAGGACTGAGTAAAACTGATAGAGTTACCTCCAGAAACAGAAACCTCTACTGTGTTCCCCCGCGTTGACGATACACTTACACTCATCTTCTTGCACTGCTAGTTGCTTTGGTGACATCCTCATTGATGATAAATGACCCACGCAATACGGTTGTGTGTGTGTCTACACCAGATGCTGTAGGAAGAATAAACTGCAAATCATAAACATGTCTGCCAGGAGGTACATTTCGCATTGTAGCCGCAGTAGCTTTAATGGTAACATTGCCGCTGTCATCAACAACAAACGGTTCAAAGTATGCACCACCAGGAACCTCCTCAGTATTCAGGTTAGCACCCTTCAATCCTCTTTCGGTTGTTGCAATCAAAGGACTTCTGGATCTTCTGCCTGTGGCCCACACCTGCATAACAAAAGCATAGTTTGAAGTAGCAAGGGTCAGCCCTGTTCCGTTAGAATCCTTCAGCGTTACGGTAAGTTCAAAGGTATCTCCCTGACGACAGGTAATGTCAAGAACTTCTGATACATCTAGGTTTACTGAATTAGACATCTTGCATATTCGTTAGCGCGTTTCTCATTGGATTACCATCATTCTCTTTAAGCTCCGTTCTCTGCCCCTTTCTTTGAGAGATAAGCTTTGATTGCTCAATTGCCTGCTTCTCAACCCTTTCATCTTTACGGTCCTCCTTGAGAACTTCAATCTTCTCCTTGAACTCTTCGTCGGTTTCCTTAAATCCGAGTGTAGCCTTGGCTCTGATGGTTTCAATCTCTTTATTGAACTCGTGACGCACAGCGGCCATCTGAGCATCAAGCTGAGCCTTAAGCTGCATCTTTTGCGCTTCAATCTGAGCTTCTGCTTGCAGCTTCTGACTTTCCATCTGCATCTGCATAGCTTGTGACTGCTGTGCCATCTGAGCTTGCATCTGTTGCTGCTGAGCAGCCATGGCTTGAGCCTGCTGAATCTTTTTCTTCCTACGCACGACAAGCAGCCTTTCAGCTTGATTGACATCTTTGAGCTCTCTGATTGCCATGGCGTCTTCTAGATCAATTTCTTTTTGACCCAGTGAAATCTGAATTGCTTGCTCAAGATATGCCTGGTCCTTGTCATCCATATCCTTCTGGACCTGAACGCCAAAGTTGTACATAGGCAACCTAGAGAAGCTAGTGAGAATGCTCATGTTGGTTTCTCCGATGGCATTCTTATACACCTCCATGATCACAGATTCTTCGGGAAGGATCTGCAAACACTTGACAATGTCGTTGCATACATTCTTATACAGAATCATAGACGCATTAGTGATGTCATACGTAGCATTGTTTGATGCTGCGATAGCCTGCTCACGAACCCCCACCAAGGCTTCCGACTTTGGCGTGCTTGCATCCACAACCTCGTTGATCCCCGTGGTATCACGAATCATTCTTAGGTAGTGGTTGTACAGCCCAACAAGTTCATTAATGTTTCTAATACTGTTCCCAATCTCACGAATAGGTGGGTTTTGAAAACCACCTTCTGGGTTCTTGCTCCTATAGTAGAAGACACCAGTTTGCTCGTAGATGTCATGCAGGTCCAGTGGCTGTAACTCACCACCCTTTCCAAGTTGCACATTCTCAAGACCCTCAATGTCGATGATCAAGCCATCTGGCTTTGCCTTGGCAATGGCTTGTTGAATCTTAAGGTGGGTCAGCTGCAGCATATCTGCAAACCCAATGCAACTAGACACCATGGACTTAGGCATCATCTCTGTCATGTTTGTTGCTACCACAGAGTATGACATTCTAGCTTTGCTGATGTCGTGAATGTTTTTAGGCACATTGTGCATTCTGCCATAACCAAACAGATAGTCAGTGCCAAGAACAAAGTACCCCTTGTATACATTGACAATCTCCATCTTGTGTGGCTTGCGCTCAAACACACTGCCCGCTTTTTCTTTATAGTCGAAGCCTTGGTAAAAGAAGTTTCTGTTGCCAAACCTGTTTTCTTTCTCCTCAAAAAACATGCAGTCGGTAGACAAAAACTCAAACTCCAAAACATCTACAGAATACTCATCGTAATCGTAGACATTTCTACCCATCTTTTGATCATAGTGATAGCCCGAACCCATTTTGCCAGTGACCTTCTTGGCAATCTTCTGAAAGTCCTCTTCCTCTAGCTCTCCACTGGCAAGGCGCTTAAGTTCTTGAATGGGCATGCTGCGAACATGGCCTGCATACGTGATGTCCTCAAAGCTGGGATCATCTGTTTGACTGTGGATGAAGTCTTTTGGGTCAACGTAGTGTGTCTTAATACCATAGTTGGGATCGTTAGATCTCTTTACCACGGCCATGCCGTTGGTTGCAAGATCATTTACACAACGCCTGAATGTGTTGTCATCAAAATTGTTCCAAGACAAGGTCATGTCTGTAGCAATCTGAGCTGCAATCTCAGCGTCGCTCTTCACATTTTCACCCATAAAGATCTCCGCCTCAGCCTCTGTGTCGGGAATCATCGACGGGTCCATACCAACAGTAGCGCCAGTCTTTTGCTGAAACGCCATAAGCTGCTTTTTCAATGCAACTTGAATCTCAATTCTTTTTTTGTCTCTATTCTTTTCAGAAGAAGACAATGGATCAATGGCTTCTAGATTGGGATAAAGGTTTCTGCCGAGAATCTTATTTACCACAATCCGCACAAACTTTGGAAGAATCGGAACAGGAGTGAAGTCAAGATTCATCAGGCTGCCATCTCCCGCATTGGGGTCAGTGTTGTTCAGCAGCCTTTTGTAAATGCTGGTGTCTTGCACACCTGTGGCGTAATCTTTGTTTCGCTTGAACAAATCATAGCGCTTTGAAAACAAAGAATTGCTATCAGATCTTTTGCCCCACTGAGACTCAATAGCTTTAGCATATCTCAACCCATACGCCTTGCTCTCCTTCTGTTCTTGAGAAGCAAGTGGATCGGGGAAGTTCTTCTTACCGCTATATTGTTTCATTTACAAAAGAGTATATGGCACAAATATAAGGAATTAGCCTATGACCTTATATCGTCTAAAAAAGCGCCGTTCATCAAACGATTTTACCTTTTTCTTTTTCACTTTTTGAGCAGCCAAAAGAGCAAGACCCGAACTAATCGTCAAGTCAAACTTTGTCCTGTTATCTATCTTGTAGGCTATCCAGTCTTCAAGAGTTTCATTGAAGTACATGTTGCCTACCTCGAGGGTTTCATGATTGATGCCAACATGATCATGTATGTACGACTCAATAGCATGAGCGTGAGATTGAATGATGTCTTGAGAGTTTGAAGGAATACCCTTGGTCTTCACCTTTACCTTGGCGCTGCTTGTCTTTAGATGCTGTGGCCTGTCCATTAAGTAGCCATCGTAACCTCTTGATTCAAAGTATCTTGCGATGCCGTACTTGTTGTTTTCAATTAAGAGTGGATAGCCATAAAAGAAAGCAGCCATCAGCACGTCCTCATAAAAGATTTTTGCTAGAGGTGGTCGTGAAGCGTACTCCAAAACAAACATGTTTGATGGATGCTCCATATGAAACTTGTTGTACAGATGAAGAGCACCCTTTGACCCCCTGCCGTCTACCGTAGCATCGAGATCGTATGAGTCAACACCACCGCAACCCATCTCGGCATTAGGTGCAACGCGCTTGCCCCTTACAGTTGTGTTCTTATTACGCAACTCAATAGGTGGCATCCAAGCAACTTTAAACCTGCCATTAGGATCTGGCGTGAAGATCACCTCTGTATCCTGTACTCCACCCTTCCAGATAAAGTTGCCTACAACGACAGGATTAGGAAACAACTCTTCGTTGTGTTCTATCTGCTCGTAGATCTTACCAATGTTAAATACGCTACCCTCTATGCTGTCCCTGAAGGCCTCATCAGCTGTAAATGGAAACTGACGAATGACCTCGTTCATCTCTGAAGCATTGTGCTTCAGTGACGATCTTTCGTTTTTGAGGTACGTCTTCGCTCCGATATCAATAGTATCACCATCAAGACCAGATAGTACAGTATCAGGATCTTCAACGACTGGGTGTCCATGGGAGTCGAAGAAGCCTTCAAGAGATTCATACGCAGGGATAAACAAACGATATAGACCACTACGAGTTCTGCCATTGTTATTTCTCTCTAGTGGGTTAGAGTCTTCCCACAAACTTTTATATTCTTTGCCGCCCTTGGACATGGGGTTCACGGTGCTGCCCACCAGGGCTTTACCTACAATCTTCTTACCCACAATCAAACATGTCCGCTGTATTCTCCAAGCGTCCCTGATGTCTGTAGGCTTCTCCCACTTACCCGCCTCGTCCAAGTACAAGATATGAAGCTTCTCACCATCATACGCATTGTTCGTGGTGTTCTTCCAGTTGATAACCGTATTAAGTGCCTCGCCCTTTTGAGACGTCTTGTTGTTCTTGGTGATCCTTTTTGATGGCTCACGGAAAGCAAGCTCCATACGGGGGTTAGTCGTACCATCCTGGATAGGCTTGAAGAAGAATGGGTAGTGTCTAAACATATAGACCACCTTCTTCATGAAGATGTTTTCTTGCGCGTCTTTACCCGTCTTCGACTGGATTCCGAGGAGCTTATCCTTAATCTGCGTAGCTTCATCAACCAAGATTGAAGAACAGATATTAGTGTATCCAGAGCGACGGCACTTAGTGTAGAGCTGGCCGATGCAACGCGGGTCAGCCTCGCACGCAGCAAGGTGTATAAATATTTCACGTTGGAAGGCAAGGTAAGACGGATATCCAATATCCATCCTAGTCCATTGCAGCATCATGTAGTGCCGACCCGTAATATATGTAGGGACACCGTTATTAAAAAACCAAAAGCCCTCACGCCGACGGCGAAACTCTTCTTCGATATACGCAGAAAACTTTTGTCGAAACTCCCTTGGCATCTCGCTCCACTCATCCATAGACTTAATGCGAGACAGTTCTGTAGGCATAGCAGTCCTTTGCCACAGCTGCATGCTGTTTGGACTTCCATATCCCTCAATTTCTTTTTCGGGAGGCTGAGCGGGAAGAACAATGAGTAGCCCACCAAGTTCAACAGTTTCACCTTGCGTACCCTTGGGGCAAATGCTAATCGCCTGCTCATCATAGTTATCGACCTTGACCAGCATACGCCTTAGAGTAGTTTTTAGATCTCTTGTTTTTAGACTGCTTTGTCTTGGCGTGAACCCCCTTTCTCTTAATCTTCTTTTTCTCGAGCTTGATCTCCAGCTTCTTCATTCTCATTGTCTCGTCGTTCTATTGTTTTAATTCTATGACAGTTAGAGCATCTAACCTCACACTTTCTAATTTCTTTTTTTATTGCACCGATAGAGTAACTACCATTGACCATGTCTGAAACATTGCCAATCTTATCACCATGGACATGATCAAAATCTAAAACCCTGCTGTCGGATTGACCGCAGTCAACACACTGACTAAAAGACTTGACCCTAGAGATAAACTCTCTAGCCCACTTTCTTTGCGACTTGTTCCACCGCTTTGCTTTCTTCTTGTACTTTTCGGCGTTGTCGAGGTAGTACCTCTTATGGTATTCACGTTGATAGGCTCGTCTTTTATTGGGGTCCTTGAAAGGCATCACTCATCGTGAGTGTCATTCCACGATGTTTCCCAAAACTTGAAGTCAGTTTTGTTTCTTTCCCAGACTATTTCTTTCCAGTCACTTTGAGAATCTTTCAGCGAATCCTCCGCTGTAGTCTTTGGTTTGCTCGATTGATCCATGATCAGTAAGGTCTTTAATCATTTGTTCTAATCGCTGTCTTTCAACGAGTAGTTCTTTGCAATCTGTTGCCGTCTGTTTGATAGACTGCAGTTCTGCTTTACGCGCACTGCCGTTGATGTCAGGATCAACAGGCTTCTTGATTTCATCTATCATATTGTTGATTGCAACTTCCATAGATGACATCAGGCGCTGAGCAGCTTCAATCGTTGTAAACTTCTTGCGTGACAAAATTGATGTATTGTGGTGTCTTCTCTCCTACGTATGCTCCAACTACATTGTAGTCAAGAAACTCAACCGCATCGTCATATTCTATGCCCTCTTCGATAAGGACTTCAATCATCTTGTTGATGTCATACACGGCAACAACATTTGCCCCATAGGTGCATCCAACAAGAGCGTCTTCAAATCCGTCTGCAGTAAGGCATTCTTCATCCGCCAGGATCTCCATAAGTTGTTCTTTGTCAATCATACCTCAACGTATAGAAGATCATCCAATCTTGTTCTGTAGTACTCTTTCCCATCAATGGTGATTCTGTAGTCGCGGTTTTCTTTGAACCCCACAACATCACCAACCTCCAATCCTATCTCTTCGATCCAAGGAGCCGTAAAAGCGACACGACCTTTTGTAGGTAGCTTCTTTTTAAGTTCGACCACTTCGATGACATCTGACTTGGTCTTTAGTTCTTCTTGCTCAACGGCTTCAAGCAACGTCCAACCAGCCAAAGGCTTGACTTCACCATCCTTGTTCTTGTGAGCAATGGCTTGATTGTTGATCGTGTGATCTGGATCATAGCGCACAAGATAATGATTTTCCTCTCCCGTAAGAACTTGCCCCTCATTCAGCACCACAAGGTGATGGAAGTAAAGGGTGTCTCCAGATTCAACACCAGTGTCATGCTTAAGGGGAGCAGAAACAACAGGGCCTTCGGTAACTCTGTGCTCAAACTCATTGAACCGAGAATCAACATACAGGGTCAAACCCTCCTTGGTTGTTATTGTATCCTTGATCTGTTTTTCTAGCTCTACTACAAATAGGTCTAAAGTTTTCATTTAATTTATTTGAATTGATTTAATTAATATCCTCCTGAGCCACCCCCCGAAGATACCCTAGGGGATGAAGAAACAGAGCGTATTCGATTTGACGTTTCGTCTACCAGTTCTTTCATAATTGACTGGACTAGCAGCTCAGCACTTCTGGTGATTGGTGTGAGCCTATCGTGAGTTTCTACTTTGTGAAACCCGCCCACCATGGCGCCACGATTAAAATGAACATGATAGGCACCAATGTACTCTGTACCATCGGGCCTGCGAAACTCACCACCAGTTGTGTATAGCTCTGTTCTAACCATGTCAAAAATTACAATCAAACTCCAACATACAGGGCATGTCGTCTACGCTTTTCCAAAGCGTTTGTGAGTCTTCATCTTGCAGATAAATAAGGTATCTGTTCTTGCCATATCTATGAAGGTGGCGCTCATCATGAATGATTGCGCTGACCTCCCCCCTTCCAGCACGCATGCCCAGGTAATATGCCATGGCATCTTTGGGATCTTTCCCAATCACGATCTTCCTAATTACTCCATCCATTTTATTCTAGGTCTATGCCAAGCCCATCCAAGAGATCGTTCAGCTCATCATCATTAAGCTCTTGCTTGCTTTCATTCTGATAGTACGTAACGATAAACTCCTGTATTTCAATTAGTTCATTGAAGTCTTCTACATTAACACTATACATAGCGCTGAGCTTGGACATGTCACCAGGCATAGGATTAATGAGTCCAGCAAACATGATCGATATAAACCTATCCTCTACCTCGTACTGCTTCGCCAATGCTTCTGCTTCAAACATTAGGCGCTGCATGTGCAAGAGAAATTCAAAGTCAGTTGTCATAGGTTTGCCTTGAAACAAATTTAATGAATATGCCTAGAAGTAAGGTACCAAGAAAAATCTTATTCAGAGACTTCGCAAAACAGGAAAAGGCCTACATCAACAAGAACTATCTCAAGAATCTTAAGAAAGTGAGATTAAAGTATTCCGAGGCTATCGGAATGGACTTTTCGAAAATTGAGTTTTTGTTGTGGGCTTACGACCTACAGTTCTTTACAATTAAGTACGCTAGTAAAGACTTTGACGTCAGTGAGTCAAACATAGGTAAGAGGTATATCTATCCGTTAGTTAGGGCTGGATACATATACAAACACTTTGACAAGCTTACACCTTCACAGAGCTATGAGGATCACTTATTTCGAGAAGAGACAAAGTACAACTACAGGGTGCGGTATGCAATTACACAGAAGGCACGGCTTCTGGTACAAAGGATGTACAACGACCTTGAAGCTTAAGAGATAGCCAAGAGTGCCCTAATATCGGCTTCAAGAAGACCTTGGTTTTCAATGGTCCCTCCGTCAGCCAAAACCCTAGCGGCAAAAGCTGAGACGACATTATATTCTGCTGACACGTCTTGAACGTGCCCAGAAACAACAGATGCTCCTAATCCAATCATTCTTCTTCAGGTTCGGGGAACCACTCTGGGTGTAGCTCCTGACATTTTGCAATATACTCTGCATTGGCACTAGACGATCCAAAGGTATGCACCCCCATGGGGCGGCACCACACCATCTGATTATTCCAGTCTGCTACAGGGATTTCATTTCCCTCTTCGTCATACTCTCCCCTCCACAAGACATCGACGTGATACTTGTCTGAGTATACAGGGGCCTTCGTTTCATTACCGTCGGCGTCATACTCCCCAGGTGTAATGACAATGTTGCCAAGCCTTACAATAGAGTGACGGTGATTTGGATTGCCTTCTTCGTCAACACTCAAGGCATTGATCTTAGCGGTAGCAGCAGACTTGCTACCAAACTCGTATTTTCTAAAGATTGCCATAGCGTATCAGAGAGTTGTTAGGGAGATGCATTGAGCATCAGAAAGAGCAGATGGGTATCCGTGTATTCCGTGAAGGCGAGTTCTAGATCTTGTGCCAGGTACAGTAGCTTCTGCGCCCTCTATAACATCTACGCTTTCATACGTAGTAGCCTCAGAGTAATTTAGGACTGGTGTGCTAGATCCGTTGTAGAAAGCTTTAATGCCTGAGGCACTGTTAAAAACAACAGCAAGCTTACATCTTGACCCTATTGCTATTGTGTCGTGAGCGATGGAAGCTGTTGCCCCCTCTACTTGTGACGTCTTATATGCAAACCCCCTTAAGCTACTTGTTCCATTATTGAAAAATGTTTCAAGTTTGAAAGCTTCCTTACTACCACTAGAGTCTCTAAAAATAAGAACATCTCTAAAATCAGTTTCTTCTTCAAGATCAGTTACTGTCAAATCCATGAACAGTGTGTATGCACTAGCGCCATTTAAAGCTGTAGGGAGCGTCGCTTTAAATGTGTCTACAGCTTCTCCTTCACCCGACCTTGTAGCAGTAGCATTCTCGTGGGTGGGGATGTAAGAGCTGGCATAAGGGCCTTCTTCAAATTGAGCTCCATAGACATGAATACCTTTAGAGCCGTCACCTGTACCGTTTATCCCATCTGCCTGCAATCTAAATATTAAAGCAGTCGCGCCTGTTGATCCAGTGACAGTGCCAACCATAGTAATTCTATACCAACCATTACCATAGTTCTCAATACTAGATGATGTTACGTCGGATCCTGCAGTAATTGAACCATCACCAGTAAGGGTTGCAGTAACATTACAATTTGCACCAAATTTAGCGTTACTTACATCTATCTGAATCTGATTAAACCCTGCTGCTTTTGCAAATACACTGAAAGCATATGGTTCTCCATTAGTTACAGATGGATTTAAACTAGTATCGACCCTAAGTTCTGCGCTTGAGCTAATTGTATTGTCAATAACAAGTTTAGCGGCGTTCTTAACACCCTCTGGAGACACAGCATCATTAGTTACAACTGTGACGCCAGAGCTACTGTCTGTCCACCCAGATCCTCCAAAGTACTCTGAAAATTTAATGAGGTTTGTTCTCTCTGGCTCCAACAACAACGACGGGGCACCACCAGCAAGAGGGTAGTCAAAGCGTGGTTCATCTTCTTTGAGACCAGCTGTGCCTGCAGATCCAGTGCTAGAGATAATTTCTGTTGGGACCAGTCCAAGTTCCCACTGGGCATCTTGAATAAAGATACCCCCGTTGTCTGTCCCGCCTCTATTTGGGTCTCCTGTAAACGAATCATTGTTGTCCTCTAGAGCAATATTAAAGTCAATCCGATTTATGGCCTGATCAGCGTTTACAGTCATAGAGCATCTAAAATAACCGTTGCCTGCAGGAGTTATTTTTGCTTCAATAACATCGCTTTCTGTCGTTCCTACAGTTCCATTTGCAAGATCAAAATAAGCTTCTTGAGCAGCATTTTCAGTTCCAATCTTAAGAAAAGTATATCCTAATGGTTTTGCATGGATACTAATTGTTTGAATGGCTGTACTATCTAGAGAAACTCCTGCCTGAGCGGTTAATAGAACTTTATGAACACCAGTTGCATCACTAGCCCTGATGTATGAGGCGTTGTTCGTTCCGTCGTATCCTTCCTGACCTAGTGAGTTGTGAATGCCAATCACGGAAGACAAACCATTATGACCCCACGTTCCAATATTTTTAGAAAAGTTATTGCTGTATAAGAATTTATTCTCCCTCCCCTTCTCGATCAACCCAGTAGGTCCTACGCGAGTAGCATCGAGGTTGGCGTCTCTGCTGATGTCGAAGTCTGCGTTTCTCGTTGTAAACTCTTTCAGAGATACGTTGTCAATGGAGATAGAAGAGCTTTCTGTTGTGTTTGTAAAAACAAAGAGTTGATTAACAGTTTGTTGAATAACTCTTGTATGAGTCCCCACAGAACTTGGAGCAGCTTCAAAAGCTCCAGCACCATTGTACACTTTGAAACCTGTGCAGCCGTTGTTTTCTACAACTGTGTATACAAGCTTATAGTAAGAGTTTGTGGTAAGAATATTTCGAGTGCTACTTCCGTCAGTTAAATACGCTCTGGCATCAACGTCACCCGATGCATTGGTAAGCGTAAGCACTCCGTTTTTAATTGTGCTTGTGCCCTCTTGTAGGTTTGTAGATTCATCCGTAGCGACAGTATTCCATCCGTAAGAGCCAAAGCCAGTTCCCAGTGCCCCATCAGTGCCAGGGCCGTCAATAGAAAAGTCTCCGTTGATTGCAAGATCTGTAGAGCTTACAGCCTCGACAGGCTTAACACATTGAATCTTACTAAAATCTTTGGTGTCTGTTCTAGCAGCGCCAGAAGCCAAGAAGATGAATGATGCGTCGTCGTATAGAGCCATATCAGTCTTGTAAAGAGTTTACAATCAACTTAGAAAAGTGCGATGCTTCATCTAAATCTTGAGCATCAAGCAACAAACAGTCTCTAAGATCCCTGTATGCAATAGTTACAGTGTCACCACATTCCAAGGCTTCAGCAATGGGTGGGTAAATCCTTTGGTATGCTTGTGTGGATTTGCCAATAAAACCACCTGCTTTGGTATTGTTGTTTTCTTGGGTATCACCCACCAGCAGGCAACCAGCTGTATCCTCGTCTGTGTTGCCACAGTGAATCAAGATGTATTGAAAGTTCGGGACATCGCAGACTTCTAACATACCCTTGTGGATATCCTGGAACCTGCCAGAGTATTTGTTGTGGTACCCACCCTCTGTTCTGAATCTAATCTCATAGGTACCATCAGGGATGCACGTCTCACCCCACACCTTCTCCTCACGATCTTCATCCTCTAGCGTATAGCACAGAAACTTTCTGTCTCCCGTGACGTCAAACAACATGCCGTTGGTGGCATCGACGCCTTTATTGAATCGAATGACTTCTAGCTTCATCTAGATTACACGTTGTTAGATGCTGCGTAAATCTCAAGCAACGATCCTGATCCATCAGAAGATACCGCTGAGATCTTGTTGATCTGAGCAAGGCTGATAGATTCCTCGCTACCCGTAGCATCAGCATCCAGTTTGTCCTCTGTCAAAAGAAAAGAACCCTGTGGACTAAGCTGAATCATAAACTCCTGCGCATCATCGCGAACACGAAGGTTGACAGTGTCAGTGCTGTCCAGGTTTGTAATCCTTAGGTATTCAAGTTTAGTGTCTTTGATGGTACCAGCCTCGTTGGCAGAGTCAAAAAGCAAGATGCTCTTCTCTGCATTGGTGATCGTGACGATGCGGTGGTCCAATTCGTTGCAGGCAAACGTAGCTGTGTTGGTATTGCTCCTGTCGTTGCCATTAAGGATTAGATCCTCCTGAATAGTTACTGTGAGTGACATGAAATGTTTTTTCGAATGTACCTATTAATAGTCACAGCAAATATAAGGAATAAAAATACCCCTGCATTGACGCAGAGGTTGCCGAAAAGTATGGGTACAGAGCACCTGTTAGAACGGATAAAGACAAATACCAGTTACTGACTCCACGAATACACTAAAAACAGCACAGATCGTTAAGTATTTCTGGAATCGCCTCTAACAATAGCAAAGTTAACCAAGAAAAACGACAAAAACAAGAGTAAACGACTGCTTGAAGTGGTGATGTGTAACTGATTCGCAATCATAAGGCTTACACGAAGTAGCATGATCGGACAAGAATCGGGCAACCGCAGAAAAACGGCTGGATCGGAGGCAAAACAGGGCTGAAAAAAAATTTGGGCTGAAAATTTTTTGAGTCATAGAGGTGTAGGGGATTATATGTATGTGCGCGCGCTGCGTACGCCTACCCGAAACGCGCTTATGACATCTATCTACCGTACACATACGCGGTTAGCTGTATACTTTCAGCGTTTTGTACAGCGCTGTGCGACAGCAACTTGCCGTACCGCACGTTAACTAACCGTACATGTGTAGGTATATGCGGTTAGTTTTGGGTTTAGACCCCCCAGCTATAAGCGGCTCGAGGACAACTCCCTCCTACCTATATGAGTACTACTGGTAGTACTCATCCATGACCCGACACTGACCCCGATTCCCGACCCATTAGAGGTTGTTAGAAATAAAAGAAGATGATTCATTCATGAATCTTCTTTTATTTCTTTACAACATCTTAAACATTTTTCCGATGGCAAAGTCCAACACCAACTCCCAGTCCTTGATTGCCGCTACCAAGTCAGCAATCAACAAGGCAAAGTACTACACTACCAAGGAGAAGAAAGCCTTGGCTCTCAAGCTCT